CGCTTCAATATATTCTTGTACAGGTTTACCAAAGATAGCAGGTTCATCAGCGACAAACGATGCGCCAAGTAGCTCGATTGTTTTTGCACCAGTTTTATCTGTAGTAAAACGTTCAGCTTTTAGTTCGTCAATAAAATAATTACGAATGTCACTTACATTATTCATCATCTTCTCCTTTAAATCTATCATCAGTATCAATTGGATCAGATTGCATTTCACACATAACCATAATAATCATTTGAGTCAATGCGTGGTGTGTGTGAGGTAAACCACTTTCAGGATCTAGGTCTTCGCCTGAATGAAATGCTAATAGGTGTCTCATAATAGAAGCATAGTGACGTGAATATGGAAACTTATCGAGGTCCATGCGCCAATTGTTTTCACCATATTTCTGAGCACCAAAACCAAAAACCTTAGCAGCCGCAATGATTGCTTCAGGTGGAACTAAATTAATAGGTGGTTTGTCATTATCAAATTTCATATACTCATTTCCTTAAACATTGTTATTATATATTGTGCGATCATCGCCACGTGTATTATAGAAATACTTTATACGTCGTACACCATCATGGTCAGTTGTCCAATTATTAGAGAACTTTTCTTGGCATGGTCGTAGGTTTTGTCGAATAGTATCAAAAGGTACGACAGCACGCCAACGAACATCAAAAGTATTATGTCTTATTTTATTATAACATCCAAAGATGATAATGTCAACACATTTTGGGTACAATCTTCGATTTCTTACTAATTTATTTGCCATATAGTTTGGTATGGTTAACCATTTCTTTTCCATCGATGTTGGTAAAGTTCCAGGATCTTGTGAGTTTTTAACCTCAGCTATCCAATCACACCATTTGACATCCCAGTTATGAGTTTCAGGTTTAGTGTAATCAAATTCAGCAGGGTTCATAATAGCACCTTGACGTGCTAAAGCAAACTCTAATATAACACCGGAATATGTATGTGACAAGACGGTTGAATAACTTCTTCCACGTCGACGGTGTGGACACTCGAACATTTCTCGTGCCATAGTTTGAATGTGAAACTCCTCACCCTCGTTTAATTCGAGGATAAGGGGTTCTGGGAGTTTTAGCGGGGTTTGTAAAGAGTCAGACATTGTTATAATGTTTCTTCCAAGTTGAACCTATGGTACCATAACCTGAACCAGACATATATACTTGCCACATAATGCGTGATACCTCACGTGAATTTTTGGCTTTATCTAAATCGTAAATAAGTCTGTTATGTACGACCTTTTTTGTTTTCTTTACATCGATAAGAGAGTTGGCTGCTTCTCGAGCCGCAGACAATTCCATCTTATCTAATTTTTGAAGTATTTCTAAATCCATTATCTATCCCATACATTATTATAACGATTGCGAATATATACATACACATCAGCATGAGTAGCTAATGGAAGAGGCAAACCTTGGTTATACATACGACCATTATGACCTCTTGGTCCACGACCTTGAAGCTTTACATATCTTTGTTTGTCATCAGGGAATGCTGTATTGTTGAGTTTAACGACGGTTCTAAGCCCATCTACGGCCGCTTGATCCTCAGCGATAGGTTTACCTTCAACCATTCTAACTGTAAACTGGTATGAAGTTGAATTTCTGTTTTTTGTAGTATATGTTGTCATAATATAGTTTCCTTATTTGTTGATTCTAATATAACCGATTCGACATCAAATGTCAATAGTTAATTTCATATTAGATCAACTTTTTTCTTAAATACCAGTTCAGCTTCATTCCAAGATGCGAATGAATTACTTGATAATCCATCCAAGTCTTTTATATCTTTAACATAGTTTTGACCATTGGCATATACCATTTCGCCATACATGTATGAATTTTTATTAAAGCCTTCATCATCTTCGTATAATTCATTTACACAAACATAACCTTTGTACTGACAAATAAATTCATCAAAACTGGTAAGTGTTCTTATATTATCTACATGATTACCTGCTTCGCTACCAACGGTGCTACACATGGCAAGTGCGTCTTCTACTCGAGAAGCAATTCCGACGGTTTCTGATGGGAATGTATTTGTTTTAACTGTAAACATATTATACTCTTTCAAATTCTTCTACTTCGCGACCTTCTGCGAATAACATTAATTCAACCGCCAATTCACGAGCTTGCTCACGAGTCAAATCTATATGGTTAAAAAAGCCATTTGTTGTAGTAGGCTTTTCCCAACCACGAGGTTTTTTCTGAGTTATTTGAACGCACTGTTTGCGATCTTGTCCACCCCAAAAACGAGTTTGGTTCAATTCAGTAGTTGAAGATAAGTTTGGTACGTTTCGTAAATCTGTTGACATTTGATGATTCCTTTTTTATATTTGTTAATACTAATATAACCGATTCGGCATCAAATGTCAATAGCTAATTTGATTTAATTTCAAATTAATCGTAACCAAGTCTAGCTACGGTTTTCATTTCTTCTGCAAGGATTTCTTGTTCACGTATTTTATATGCTTCTTCAAAACCTATATCAGCATATTGGGATCTTTCGTGGTTTCCCCATAGTCTTTTAAAATAACTATCATAAAGGTATTCAACTACTGAGTCAGGTTCTGACTTTGTAATCAGTTGACCTTTGACCATCCAATTCAAACGGTTGGCTTCTTTACGCACTTCTGGTGAGCACATGGTGGACCTCCTATATAAACATTGTAATATTATTTATTGTTTTGATGTACTGGAAAACCTCTATGTTAGCGGTAACGATAAAATTTATTTTAACTTTCTCCTACCCACAAGTTAATAGATATTAAGTTTTCGTCTCTTTTACTTATTGCATAATCTATATTGAGGTCAGCCAGTGCTTTTCTTAATGCTTCTAATTTAGCGGGTTCTTTAGGTTTTATCCAAGTTTTTGATGGCTCATCATCCATTATAAAGCTTTCTCTAAATCACCGTGGTTACCTTCGTGAGATGGAGCAGTCCAACCTTCAGGTTTAATCAAATCTGGAAGCCCAAATGGATTTGGCCGGCCTTCTTTAACACCTACATCTTTGGCAGCGTTTGCTTCATAAACTTTATCCCAAGCCATATTTGCATCAACACCAAATACGTCGAGAGTACCTAAAGCAAATACACACATATCAATTAGACCATCAACGATTTCTTCAGGATCTTTGGCTTCAATAGCATCCATCGTTTCGTCTAGTTCCTCTTTACACATTGATAATCGAAACTTTAGGTATTTTTCCATTAAGTCTTTATTATCTTTGTTGGCTTCAAACCATTCACGTACGCCAAATTTGTTATGCATCATGTACATATCATTGGAAAAGTCACTCATATTTCAATCCTTTATTAGTTGTTGATTTGATACTATCACATTATCACTCATATGTCAATCAATATTTAAACTTGACAAGTATTCTATTTCGTCTTTAAGTTTAAGCTTTTTAACCTTGGCAGCTTTAACGCTTTTTTCTGGTGCCTTTTCAGCTATCAAAACTTCAACCATTTTATGCTGTTTAGCATGTTCCTTAGTAATGAGGTTCAGTCTGTATTCTATGTCTTCAGCAGTTTTCATTGTATTCTCCCTTATACAAAAAAGTTATCAATAGTGTTTACCTTTTCCGTTGTCCAACCAACCGCATCAAGGATTGCTTCTAATGGAGTCAGGAATACTTTCTCAAATTGTTTTTCATAATCAATGTATTTGGCCAATTCCATTTCAGGCGGCAATACACCTGGGAAAGAAATAATGTTTTCTTTAATTGGATTTGGAGTTTTAAGGTAAACGAACTTGATTTTGTCGCCACCATTAATTTCGTTATATCGTTTTTGAAGCTTGGCTTGTTTCATATAATGATTATATAAAATAGCACCACGTACGTGCATAGGACAACCTTTCTTGTAAAGGGATCCACTCTCGCGATACTTATCAATGTTATCAGTACCAGAGTTTTTAGCAACATCTTCTGGCGCGAGTTGAAAGAACTTATCTTTAAAGTCTGCAATAAACTTTTGTGTGGCTTCTTCACCATCATTCATAATAACCTTGAACGATTTCTTTAACTCTTCACGGCATACCTCAGGTGTTGATGAACGAACTGATTCCAAACCAGTTACAGATACTTTTGGCTCATCATAGTGAACACCTTCGGAATTGAGAGTATTCATAATGTAACGCTTCTTAGCAATGAATACAGATTTATCAGTAATCTTTTCTCGTTTCATACCCATCGCTTGACGATAAGCACCCATCTTTTTAGCGAGTTCTTCGTAACCAGCTTCGAGTACTGGTTCAATTTTCATTTGGCAAACTTTGTCAAGGAACTCTTCGCCTTTCTTGCGGTCAACATCAACAGTACCAAAAGCGTTTTGAACTATAGGAGCCATATCAACATAGATTGAATCAGTATCAATATATACGATATAGTCTTTATCGGTTTTCAATATTCTGTTAAGGTAATCGTTTACAGATTTTTGAGCCCATCGGATTGACAACTGGCCTGATGTAGTAATCGCTTCAGCCATATCGTTAATATAATATAGGAAGTAAATATTAGCAGTGGCACCATATAGCGAGTTCATAGCAATTTTGATAGCCATTTGAGAATTGTGTAATTGGTTTGCTTCACGTTTCAATCGTTTGATTTCACTTGGTTCAGTCGCATCCTCAAGTTGTTGCTCAACCTTCAACATATTCTTTTTAATTACAGTACGATTACCATAGTACTCATCAATAATAGATGGAATAATACCTTTGAACTCATTAGTAAAACAGGCACCATTGGCTGCGACTGACATTTTCTTATGTTCAGATTGATACGTACCTTTTAATACCATGTCTTGGTTTACAAAATCTCGTTCTTCAGATAAGTAAGTTTCAGGTGACATATTATATTGTAACATGAGGTGTGGATACAGAGAGTTCAAATCAAATGATACAATCCAAGGATGCATACCAACTTTTGGATCTTTAACATAACCACCAACAAGGTCGCCAGCACGTTGTCCAGGTCCACCTTT